CTGATGAATACGTTAAGACCACCAACGGAACACAAAGTGCAATTACTGCTGGATATTCAGAAAAGACGGCAAGAAGTAAGGGTAGTCAGTTATTAACAAAAATAAACGTGCGTCAATATATAGATGCAGTCATGAACGAGCGCAGTAAAAACACAATCGCAACTGCTGATGAAGTATTGGAGTACCTGACTAAGGTAATGAATGGCGAAGAAAAAGATGCATTCGGTTTGGACACATCGATTGCAGATAGAACTAAAGCAGCCGAGTTGTTAGGTAAACGGCACATGCTATTTACAGATAAGGTTAAACTTGATGCAGAAATAGAGATTGATATATCAGACCGCATGAAGCAAGCAAGGGTGAAATCAGATGAAGTACAACAAGGCACAACTGATTGATGCGTTGGGGTCATTTACGCATGATCCATTAGGATTTGCGTACTTTTCTTTTCCATGGGGTGAAAAAGGAACACCACTTGAAAACTTTGACGGCCCTGATGAATGGCAAGTTGACACCTTTAAGAAAATAGGCGAAGAATTACGCAAGGGTAAGTCATTAGCTAAGGCAATTCAAATTGCAGTTGCATCTGGTCATGGTATTGGTAAATCAGCGTTTTCATCGATTTTAATTCTATTTGCTATTGCCACGCATGAGAATACAAGGGGGGTAGTAACCGCCAATACTGATACACAGTTAAAGTCTAAGACTTGGGCTGAGTTAAACAAGTGGTACAACCTGTTCATAGGTAAGGAACTATTTACCTACACGGCAACCGCATTGTTTAGTGCGGATAAACAGTATGAGAAAACATGGCGGATAGATGCTATTCCATGGAGTGAAAGTAATCCAGAAGCATTTGCAGGCTTGCACAATCAAGGTAACAGAATACTTATCATATTTGATGAAGCATCCGCTATTTCCGATAAGATTTGGGAAGTAACAGAGGGTGCATTAACAGATAAGGAAACCGAGATTATATGGTGCGTGTTTGGAAATCCTACACGTAATAGTGGCAGGTTTAGAGAGTGTTTCAGAAAGCATCGTGCATATTGGACTACCTATCAAATAGATAGCCGTACTGTTAAAATCTCAAACAAAGCGAAGTTGCAAGAATGGGTTGATATTCATGGTGAAGATAGCGACTTTGTAAAAGTGCGTGTACGAGGGATATTCCCTAGTGCATCGGATACACAATTTATATCCGCATCAATTGTGGATGAAGCACAAAAGAGAATGTATAGAGTTGGTGAGTTTAACAACTTACCTGTAATCATCGGTGTAGACCCTGCATGGACTGGTGGCGATACATTAGAAATAGTAATGCGTAACGGCTATTCCATGAAGTGTTTAGCAACCATTGAAAAGAATGACGATGATATGCGTATGGCTAACCTAATAGCACAATTCGAGGATGAATACAAAGCTGATGCGGTATTCATTGACCAAGGGTACGGCACAGGTATTTATAGCATAGGTAAGTCGATGGGTAGAAAATGGCGGTTAGTTGCCTTTGGTTGTGCATCGCCTAACAATATGTATCTTAACATGCGAGCATACATGTGGGGTGAGATGAAAGAGTGGCTAAAAGAGGGCGGTTCAATTCCTAATGAACAAGGATTGTACGATGATTTAGTAGGCCCAGAAGCGATCATTGATAAAAATGGCCGTATCCAACTTGAAAGCAAAAAGGATATGAAAGAACGAGGGCTACCATCTCCGAACAAAGGCGATGCATTAGCCTTGACCTTTGCATTTAGGGTCACTAAAAAAGTAAATGGCAATCACAGAAGAGTAGCGAATACAGAGTACAAACCATTTGGGTAAAGGGGGAATGTGAATGTGTATGAAAGCTAAAACACCAGATATTAAACAACCAGCACCATCGCCTACACCAGTTGCACAAACTGATGATATGGCACAAAAAAGAGATGAACAATGGTTCACTGATAAGAAGCGCAAGAAAACTGGTTATGACAGCACCATCTTGGCTAGTGCGTTAAGTCAAGCAACAGGCAAAACAACATTAGGCGGTTAATATGGGGACTATACTATCAAGCCTAGCAAGGCAACCTACAGAGAAGCCTGTAACTAAACCAAAAGACTACAAGAAAATAAAAGCTAAATTCAATCAGATGTTCACCAATCGTCAAAAGTACGTTGAAAAATGGAAGATGATTAGAGATTATCAGTTACCATTTCTTGGTGTATTCGATGGCGAGCAAGACCAATCGAAACTATATACTGACAAAATACTAACTGGTATAGCATGGGAAAGTTGCCAAATATTTGCTAGTGGTGTAATGAGCGGAATGACACCGCCTAGCAGAAAATGGTTTAAACTCACCATGGAAAATACCGACATGGCAGCAAATAGCGATGTAGCGAAAGTATTAGATGAACGTGAAGAAATATTGTATGCAGTATTTGCAAAATCCAATTTCTACAATGTGGTTCACCAAGTCTATATGGAGTTACCATTTGGACAAGCACCTATGTCTATCATGCCAGATGGTAAAGTTGGTGTACGTTTCACATCGTATCCAATCGGAACTTACGCATTAGAATGTAATGCTAGTGGTGAGGTTAATACATTTGGGCGAAAGTACAACATGACTTGCGACCAACTCGTGGAAGAGTTTGGATATGATAACTGTACCGACATGATTAAAAGTGCATACGATGACGGCAAGGGTAATGCTAAGGTATATACTGTTTGTTGGCTCGTGTGCGAAAACAAAGACCGCAACGGAAAACTAGGAAACAAGAACATGCCTTACTCTTCTATTTACTGGGTTGAGGGGAGTAGAGATGATGAAATCTTGCGACATAGTGGCTATGAGGAATGGCCTATTCCGATTGCACGGCACACTACACATGATCTAAATGGTTATGGAAAAGGTAGTGCATGGTTTGCGCAATCTGATGCGATGATGTTGCAGAAGTTGGAGCTAGACCGATTAACTGCTATTGAGTTAGGTGTAAAACCACCTATGGCCGTTACATCCGATGTAATCGGTAGTGTATCACTATTTCCGGGTGGTATAACCGAAGTCGATACAGGCGGTAAGGTTGAGCCTATCTTTAATGTAGGTATCAACCTAGATTGGATAATGCAACAAATCATCGAAGTTAAAGATAGTATCAAGCGTGCATATAGCGCTGACTTATTCCTTATGCTAGATAACATGGACAACGGCCAAATGACGGCAAGGGAAGTCATGGAACGTACGCAAGAGAAACTACAACAATTAGGGCCTGTAGTTGAACGGCTACTATCTGAATTTCTTAATCCGATTATCGAACGTACCTATGCGATATTAGATCGTGCTGGTGTATTTCCGCCAATTGATGAAGCATTAGCGGAAGAGTTAAACGGCCAAGATGTGAAGATAGAGTACATTTCACCATTAGCACAGGCACAGAAAGTATCGTCCTTAACTTCAATTGAACAGTATTTTGCGTTCCTTATGTCATTAGCACAGGGCAATCCTAATATCCTACAAAAATTCAATTTTGAGGAAGCGGCGGATTATTATGGTGTTAACCTCGGTGTACCTGCAAAAGTAATTGTATCCAACGATGAATACCAAGCTAAGATGGAAGAACAACAACAGGCGCAACAAGAACAAGAGGAACAAGCACAAATGATGCAAGCAGCACAATTAGCACCTCAAATGGCTAGTGCAGCTAAACAAGCAACTGATGCAGCAAATGATGGAAACCCTGTAATGCAACAGTTAATGGGAATGGGGTACTAGATGAAACAAAAAAGAGATTATATGCGAGAGCGTGATATTGAAGCGCTAAACCACGTACTGAGTGATGAACTTGGTAGGTGGTTTTTTTATCGCATATTAGACCGAGCAAAACTGAATAGCCAATCATTCACAGGCAACAGTACAACATTCTTTAACGAGGGAATGAGGGCTGTTGCCATTTCTTTGCAAAATGATTTGGGAAGAATTGGCGATGGAATAGAGGGTGTTAAGAAATACCACCTAGCACAAATAGAGAATATTCAGATGCAAAAATATTTCAAGAATTTAGAACAAAGTGAATTAGAGAAAGGTGAATAACCATGGATGAAAATTTAGAACAAGGCACAAACAATAACACGGATAGTGCAAATGGTGGTACACCACAGGACACGAACACACAAGACCAACAAAGTACGATTTTAGGCGGTGGCGGTGATACTAACACCGACCAACCCGCAGAACCTACTGTATATGATTTCTCAACTGCATTTGAGGGTGGCGAAGTAGACCAAACTATCGCAGATGAGTTTTCAAAAATGCTAAATGGTGTAGGTGCTACGCAAGAGCAAGCATTAGAGATGGCTAAATTTGGTAATCAATATGCAACCAATCTTGTAACGGCTTACGAAAACCAAAGGCAAGAAGCACTCAATGCACAATACAAAGGCTATGCAGATAACGCTCGTGAGGTATTAGGGAACAAATTCGATGCTACTGTTAGCCAAGCGGCCGCAGGTGTTGAAGCAGTAGAAAAAACTATTCCTAATATCCGTGAAATCCTAGCTGAAAATGGCTTGGGTAATCGTGTAGAAGTAATTCAACTATTCGCACATATCGCTGGTATGGCAAGCGAAGATAACAACGCAGGGAACAACAGACCTGCAAATAATCAATCTGACGAAGCTATTAGACGGAATATGTATCCGTCCATGTTTAAAGACTAAAGGAGATTAATTAATGGCTACAATTGGAACTAACAATCCTACATTATTGGATTTACAAACTCGTATGGATCCAAATGGTAAAATTGCACAAATCATTGAGCAATTGAACCAAACAAACGAAATCATTCAAGACATGACAATGATTGAATGTAATGATGGCACATCTAACAAAACAACTGTACGTACTGGATTACCATCCACAACATGGCGCATGTTGTATGGCGGTGTACAACCATCTAAATCCACTACAAAACAAATCACTGATACTTGTGGTATGTTGGAAGCATATTCCGAAGTGGATAAAGATTTAGTTAAACTTTCTAATGACCCTGTAGCGTTCCGTGCAACAGAAGATAGTGCATTTGTTGAAAGCATGGGTCAAGAAATCGCAAGCACACTTTTCTATGGTGATGAAACTACACCTGAAAAATTTATCGGTTTATCCGCACGTTTTAATACATTGGATACTAAAAAAGCTGATTGTGCTAAAAACATTATTGATGCTGGTGGTACTGCTAACCTTGCCTCTATGTGGCTCGTGGGTTGGGGGCCTCTTACTGTACATGGTATTTATCCACGTGGTAGTCAAGGCGGTTTAGAACAAGAAGATTTGGGCGAAGTAACAGTAACTAAAGCTGATGGCTCTATGTTCCAAGGTTATCGCACTCATTTTAAACAAAACATCGGTTTATCCGTGCGTGATTGGAGATATGTAGTACGTATCGCTAATATCGATATGAAGTCTATCAAAGAAGATATTTCCGCAGGCCCTAACTTGATTAACTTGATGATCCGTGCAGAAGAAAAAATGCATAGCTTAACTGGATGTAGACCAGTATGGTACATGAACCAAGAATTGCGTACATTCTTACGCTTGCAAAAGAACAAAGTACATGGTTCAACTATCACAGAAGATATGGAAATGGGTAAAATGGTTACTCGTGCGAATGGTATTCCTGTTCGCAAAATTGATGCATTGCTTTCCACAGAAGCACGTGTTACTGCATAGTAGAGAGGAGAAAATACATGATTATCGATACTTTAAATACATTCCATTGGAAACGTGAATTATCTGGCAATGTCAGCTCCGATGTTGTAGTAACTAGCGGTGATGCTGACCCTAACTTATGGTTAGTGGTTCGTGTGGATAAAGCATTAACTGGTACTGCATTGATTAATGTGTACACATCTGACACAGAAAACATTGCTAACCCTGTATTGTTGCATGGTATTACATTACCAGCCAATGCACCAGCTGGGTACGAATATAAAGTACGTTTAGCAAATGGTGTTAAACGTTATACACGTGCTAATGTCAACAATGCAACGGCTGGCACAATTTCTGTATTCTTAACTAGCGGTATTACAAGTAAATAGGGGGTAGCATGGAATACATTGCAAAAGTAACTTTGTATCACAATACAAAAGGGTTAATTAAAGAAGGACAAACAGTAGAACTTACAAAAGAAGAAGTGGCTGAATACGATAAAGACTACTTCAAAGATTTGTTTGAAACTGTAGGTGCAGAAGAAACCGATGCTACAGATGAAACTGGAGAAGATAAGCCAAAGAAACGTGGCAAGAAATCGGAAGAAACTGCAGAATAACAGAATGAGGGGTGCGTATGCATCCCTCTTTTTTACTACAAAGGGGGCAATATGACACCTACTGATATTTGTAATATGGCTCTTAGTCTTATCAATGGCGGTAGGATATACGGCCTTGATGAAGAAACAGAAACGGCTAGACAATGTAGATTGCATTACGATGCTACACGCAAGATGCTACTTACACAATATGAATGGAATTTTGCACGTAAGCGTGAAGAGTGCGTACTATCTGAGCATAAACTAGCTGGCTATGAATTTGTTTATGCGTATCCAGAAAGGTGCATCCGTATCCTTGGGGTAATTCCTAAAGGGGAACGATTTAGAACGGATAGGCAAAAAGAATATGATGTATTTACCTTTGACGATAACACAAAGTACATAGTAAGTGATGTACCGCTTGCGTACATTGATTACGTGTACGATGTGCAAGATATAGATGTATTCAGCCCTGTATTCGTACAGGCCTTGAAGTCTAAAATGGGGGCAGAATTAGCCATGCCATTAACTGGAAACAGTGGCTTATTCGACCAATGCTACAAACTTTATCAAGCAGCAACACAAGAAGCCAAGAGTTTGAGTGCTAAAGAACGTAGGCAAGATATGCCATATATTTCTAACTATGTAAAAGCAAGGAGTTGGTAATCATGAAACCAATGTATATATCACAACTTGCATTTACAACTGGTGAGATTTCGCCTGATGTATCTAGGCGCTTTGACCTAGATCAATTCAAAAGTGCGTTGCTATTAGCAGAAAATGCAGTAATTCGACCTTATGGTGCGGTGGCTAGACGGCAAGGGTCAGAGTATATAGGGCAAGTCAAAAACAAAGATAAGTCTACAAGATTGTTTGAGTTTACGGCAGAAAAGAACAAATCGTTTTTACTTGAGATTGGCGAACAGTACATCCGAGTATGGCGGAATGGTATCTATACAGGTATTGAACTAGAAACATCATTTGAAAGTGATGTGGTTGATAAATTGAACTGCATCCAAAGTGGCGATGTCATGTTCATATGTAGTGGCAAGTATCCAGTCAAAACGCTATCTAGGTATTCTGATACAGACTGGCGGTTCGATACATACAAGTTATCAGAGCAACCATACGGCGAAGTCAACATAGACAAAGAAAGTACTGTAATCTTGAATGGCGATACCTTAACCGCAACAAAGGATATATTCAATGCTGATATGGTTCATTCTGTTATGCAGATTGAACATTTTGTAAAGGCAATCAGTACGAGTGAAACTGGGAAAGTCATAAAGGGAAGTTATAACGGCGATGATGAACGAATTCTTGCAACTGAAAATGAATACAATAACATCAACTACGATGTAGAACAATTCAGTAGCGATGAGGACTTATCATGGAAGTTTACATCGCATGGCACATGGAATGGTACTGTTAAAATTCAAATCAGTAATGACAATGGCACCACATGGAAAGATTACAGGGTATATACATCCAATAATGACTACAACGTTACCGATACAGGTAAGGTTACACCTAGTGCTAAATTGAAAGTTGTATCTGATTTGAAAGGCGGTAGCGTCAATGTAGACCTATCATTCTTACCACATTCTAACTATGGTGTAGTTGAAATTAAAGAATTTGTTGATAGTAAGCACGTTAAAGTTAATGTGTTAAATAGTGTGGTTGAAAATGAAGCCACCTCTAAATTTAGATTTGGACAATGGGGTAAAGGTAATGGTTATCCTCGTGTATGCACCTTTTACCAAGACAGATTTATCCTAGCATCCAGTTTTCAATATCCTAACTACATATGGTTTAGTCGCACAGGTGATTATTCCAACTTTGGTGTAGAAAAGGTAGGCGGTACGATTACAGATGATAGCGCAATCACGCTACCAGTAATTAACCGCAAAATGTATGACATTAGACACTTGATACCTGCTAATGACTTATTGATTTTGACAAGCGGTAATGAATGGATTATAGATGGTTCAAAGACTATTACACCTACTAACTGTAATCTACGCACACAAACACAACGTGGTGCATCTGAATGTGAGCCACAATACATAGGGAATAGATGCGTATATGTGCAGGCTAGAGGGTGCGTAGTGCGTGATTTAGGGTACTCATACGAAAGCGATAACTACACAGGGGCTGACTTAACTCTATTCGTTAAGCATCTGACAAAGTATCGTAACTTTATCACGAGTGCTTATGCACAAGATCCAGATAGTATCGTTTACTACGTAACAGATGATGGCAATATCGATTGTCTAACATATATACCAGAACAAAAGGTGTATGCGTGGTCGCACTTCACCACAAAAGGCAAATATAAATATGCTGAAAGTGTGGCAGAGGGCGAACAAGATAGTTTATATGTAATCGTTGAGCGTGATTTCAAAAGCGGTACAGTGATGTGTATAGAACGATTTGAGCCAATGTACAATGCTGATAATAATAACGTGTACATGGATTGTTATATTCGACAAACTAGCACAGAAAATATCAGTACTATCACAGTACCTCATTTGATTGGTGAGGATGTGCAAATCGTTGTTAATGGTAGGGAACGGCCAATTAAGGAAGTACCACCTACGGCAATTATCAATATCGATGGTAAAGCACAAAGCGTAGCTGTTGGTATCAATTACACTACACGATTACGCATTCCGAGTATCGAAATGCAAATTCAAGACGGTACATTGCAAGGCCGACAATTAACAATGAGTAGGTTGTCGATGAACATCTTAAATTCATTCGGTGGTAAAGTTGGAAGAAACTTCAACCATATGGATGATATTTCATTACCGCCACTCAAATTATATAGCGGTGATAAGGTATGTATATTGCCAAAATTCGATGGAGTGTACTCAACCGATGCATCTGTATGTATTTTACACGAAAAACCTTATCCATTTAACCTTTTAAGCGTTACACGAGAAATAGAAATAGGCGGTGGTTTTCCAAATGTTACAGGACTTTGATATTTGCCCTGTAAGGCACACTTCATTAATTCATGACTTATATATCAACTTGCGTGCTATAGACATCTTAGAGGTCAATATAGCGAACCAAAATTTTCCAAATTATGAAAAAAATGATTTCGTGAGGGATATTTGTAGTGATGATTACGAAAACCACATTGTAATTGAGAATGATGTACCAATAGCCGTATATGGAATTTCAAAAAAGCCAATCAACGGAATGTACTGTATTTATTTTTTAGGAAATAAGATACTAGATACTAATTTGAAATTACAAAAGGAATTTCTAAAACGAAGTAACGCAATCATAAAAGAGTGGTTATCCACTCATGAATGTTTATTCAATTTCATACATAAGAAAAATAACCGCTCGAAGCGATGGCTAACATCACTAGGGGCGGTTATTCATTCTGATATAACACATAACGGAATGGAACTATTTACATTGAGAAAGGGGGATGCGAATGTGTAATCCTATTGCATTGATGGCAGTTCAATTGGTTACTACGTTGTGGGGTCAACATCAACAAACTAAAGCACAAACTGCAATGTATAATGCACAGGCGCAAGCAGCCGAAGCTAACGCTCGTATATCTGATAGGAAACAACAGGATATTGCCAATCAAGCACTACAAGAGCGAGATAAGATGGATAATAAAATGCGGTTGATTGCAGGTCAGAATACGGCAGAAGCAGGCGCTACAGGGTTATCTATGAGTGGTACACCATTACAATTAATGGCTAGTAGCTACGATGAATACAACAAGGATATTAACAATTGGGAAACTAGCAAAAACAATAGCATCTACAATGAATATCTTAATGGTGTTAATTATCGCAATGAAGCTAGTAGTGCAAGAGCAGCTGCATCTAATGCTAAAACACAAGGGCGATTGCAAATGCTTGGTACTATCTTGAGTGGTGCATCAAGCATGTATGGGTTAAAACAACAATATACTGGTGGTAAATACAAAACTCAATATGGCGGTGATGTAAATGGAGTAACCGAAAGACCAGTTAAAACAGTTAAGAAAGTTTGGACTTTTAACGGCAGGTAACTATGAAATTAGTTAATTATGAACAAAATGAACGATTGAATACAATTAATGGTGAGTTTAGACCAACGATCAATGCGGAAGCATATGGTGTTAATCAAAACGGAATTAATACATTTGCAAAAGCATTGGATGATGCATCTAAAACATGGCTCGAAATCGACAAACAAAAAGATTATATCAACGCTACAAATGCTATTAATGAATTCAATCAAAAAGTAACTGAATTAAAATTTGATAAAGACAAAGGGTTAATGTATCAAAAAGGTATGAACGCACAAGGGATACTACCTACATACCTTGAAAGTACACAAAAATTCCAAAGCGAACTTGCTGCTAAATATAACTTACGCACAACTGATGCGGTAAATGCTTTCAATAAAGCAGTTGAAACATCAAAAACAAATGATTTAGATGGTATATCTCGGTACATGAGAGGTCAGTACGAGGATGCACTAAGCACCGCTACTCAAAATCAAATCAATAACTTGAATAACAATCTGTTACAAACAAGTGATGTTAATCAACAAATGAAAACATTAACATTAACAGGCGATTTAATAGAAGCAACTGGTAAGCAATTAGGACTTGATGATGAACAAATAGCATCTAAAAAGCAACAAAACTATGACCTTAACGCTAAGACTTTACTTGATAAAACTGTAGCTGATAATAATTCAGAAACTTTAGATAAACAGTTAACTGCATTGACTGGACTTGCCAGCGAAAATGTATTAACACCATACAGAAAAATGTACCAACAAATGGGTATAAACAAAATTGCTAACAATGAAAATGATTTCGGTGTAATCCGATTGGCTGCAGGCGATGACGTAAATCGTGGTATGGACATTATGGGTTCACGCATACGTTCACAAATGGAAGCCAAAAACAAGGAAGCCATGCAGTCAGGTGTTGGTGCTAATCAACATTTATGGAAGTTAGCACAATATGCACATAATAAGTATGGTATCAATACAGAAATTGCATATAGGCAGTTGTATGCAGAGGGAACGCTTGGCGGTGAACTCAGTAGGCTGGCAAAAGAAAATCGTAACTATGCAGGATTAACTCAATCAGAACCTAATGGAGAAGATAATAAACAACCAGATGGAACGAATTATTACAAAGTATATAATTCCGATGAAGAGTTTGTGGATGATTGGATTAAGAACTATATTAAACCGAATGGCGCAGTCAACGCACAGAGCATAGATGAATATGCGGATAAGTTAAAAGCTGGTGGATATTATGGCGCAGATGCAGGCCATTATAAAGAATTAATGCGCAATGCACCTATGACTAAAGGCGGTCAACCTGTTTATTCTGAAGATCAGATTGAAAAGGCGGTTAAACAAGGCCGTGAAAATTATAAAGGCTGGCTGACAATGCAAATGAACATCGAAGCTAAACAAGCTAAAGATAGAATTACTGCAGCTAAAATTGTATATAACCAATTAATAGCAAAAGGCGATTATGTAGGTGCATCTTCATATGCACACGCACAAGCAGCAGGCGCGCAAACAGATATGGAAAAGGAAGCGTGGAGCGGTACTGAAGCATCAATGCGGCCTAAACTTGACTCGATGTATGAAAAAGGGCTTAAGCTAAACGCAAAACAAAAATTTGAGTTAAAGAAATATGCTGAAACTCATACATACGAAGAAACACTAGCACATGCACAGAGAATGTACCCTGATAAAGTTGTTGATGATAGCTTTGATGGTGTATTGCTTGAAGCGAACGATAACCGATTAAAGGCTAACAAAATTGATTTAACACCTTATGATAGCGAAATCCAAAGTGCGTTGCCTGCTGACAAATCATTGCGTTCAAGTTTTGAATATGGTGTAAAGCAAGAAATGTTAAGCCGTAAAGCTGATTTTGAAAGCAAGCACGGCAGAGCGCCTACAGAAGCAGAAATGCATGATATTTTTGAGGGCGCATTATCAACACAAACATTGCGAAGTACGGAAAAACCATATTTCGGTGATGGTGATGATTATAGCGCACCTATTAGTGCAGCAAGCAATAGAGCGATGGGTATTGTGCATGTTGAACCTGTTGGCAACCATTATGTGCGTGTAACGTATCAAGATGGCTCAACAAGGGATATTTACGAAAGCGTGTATAACAACATGCAAAGAAGATATAACGATAACGGAGATTAAAAATGGCTAAACAAACACTTGAACAAGAACGGCAAGAAGCACTAGCCGTACAGAATGGTTATGTTAAAACATCACCATCTTTTAGTGCTAGTGTAGGTGTTCAGTCTAAACCTACTGGCGGTTTTACTGAAGTAGGTAATGCAATAGGCGCAGGTATAGATACAACGGCACAAGTAGTTGATAATGCTATTAATGCGATTAAAGCTATTGCAAATACACCACGCACAATGGAAGAAACTAATGCTGATGGTACAACCACATATTATCCATTTGGTAAAGCGGACAATCCATATCAAGGGTTAGAACCATTAGGACAGTCATTACAAAAGGTGCTTCCTACAAGTGTTGTTAGTAATACTGATAGATTGTTTCTATACAATAATGATACCTTGCGTTATAGCGAAGCCATTAGAATGGGTAAAGTACTAGATATTGACCCTGATGTAATTATGCGTGGCGATGATAAAGCGTTTGAACGTGCTGATTATTTATCAAGACGAGTTGAGCGTGGCGCAGTATTACAAGATATATACGATGAATTTCCTGAGTTGTATAAAGTAAAATATGGTTCGCAAGCGGAACAATTACAAGCTATTAATAATCTACAATCAATCCGTGCTACGAAATCTACGTTCGATGCAATTCAACAAAGCATTTGGTCTATGAACGATCAGATGAAGTTAGGCGATGTTGGGTTTGAATTGGCACATACAAAAGACCCTGAACGTATTAACGAATTAACATCAGAAATGGAACGCTTGCAAAATAACTTGCGCAACTACCGAACACCTGATGGAACAAATCCATTGCAAGAAGTGTTTGGACAAACGGCAGCACAAGCATACATGATGGGTAAACAAGGTGGTAGAGGTGCGATTATTGGTGGCGCAATAGGCGCAATAATTGGCGGTTTAACTACTGAGGGTGCAGGTATAGGCGCAGGTGCAGCAACTGGTGCTAAATGGGGCGGCGGTGCTGACATGGCATATGAAATGTACAAAATGTCATTCGGTAATAAATACCTAGAACTCATTAATAAGCGTGATGCAAATGGTAACAAAGTATACTCTAATGATGAAGCCTATAAATACGCTATGACATATGCTGCAGTTGATACAGGTATTGAAATGGCATCTACACGCTTCATGATTAAAGGTGTAGGTAAAATAGCGCCTAAAGCGGTTATGTCAAAAGTATTACAAGGCGCTACAGGCGATACAATAGCAACATTCAATAGAGGTATCGGCACTACTGTTGCACAAATAGCGAAAGCATCTGTTAAAGCTGGCGGTTCTGAACTCGTTGAAGAGGGCTTGCAAGACATCAACGAAAAATTCCAACACAACCTATATCGCAATGCTAATGACCCAGAGGGAGTATATTCTATAGGTGATATGGCAGTAGGCGCAGGTGGTGCGATGCTACAAGCATTGCCAGCTGTAATCGGTTTAGGTGCAATTGGTGGCGGTGTGAGTGGTATTCACACTATGAAAGCATTCCATGAATTTCAAAAGCTAACACCAGAAGAACAACAACAAGCCGTGATGGCAGAACAAAATAGAAATGGTAATGCTATCATGCAAGCATTGAAACAAGATGCATCGTCAAACAAAATGGCAAAAGAAAACCCTGAACTGTACGGAAAAATCGTACAAGCACAGGGCGATAATGTAGGTGTATCTACTGCATATGTAAATGTTAATGAAATGGCGGAAACTGAAGAGGGCCAACAAGCTATTAAGAATATGATTGATAGTGGTTTGGTAACGCAAGAGGAAGTGTCGAAGAGTATCGAAGCTAATGCAGATATTCCTGTACCAATCGGAAAGTATGCACAATTAAGCGGTGGCTTGACGGAAGAAACTGTAAAAGCACTAGAAGAAAGTACATACTTTACTCGTGGCGGTATGTCTATGAAAACCCTTGAACGTGCAAAAGCGGAAGTAGAAGCTTTTAACAATAACCTAGTTGATGCAACAGAGAAAAAGGCAGCACGAGTTAAGGAAAGTATTATTCGTGATGAATTTGAAGATGCAAGTGATGTAGATCGTGAAGTACTAGACCAAGTATTTGCTAATCCTACGCAGGTTAAACAAGCATACAACAACCTGTACAAAAATCTAGTACAAGAGTATCGTGAGAACTACGCAAGCGACTTTGACAACATGGACAATGATATTAAAGAAGCTACAGCAAGTGGTGTAGAGCCACAATGGTTGACTGATTATAAATCTAACAATGGCGGTAAAGCACCACGCACGAATGCAGAACGTAGACGTGCAGCGTTTCATTCAAGCGTAGCAAAAGCACAAACTGCATTCGCTGATAATGCGGAAGCACTTAACCAAAGCAATATCCATCATGCTGACATGGAACATACGCTACAACAAATTGAAAGCCTTGAACGCTTGCACGATAAGATTTTCACATTAGCCGATAACGATATAGCATTACGGATGCAACTATCCAAGAGTGGCTATGAAGTGTACAACAAAGTTGTTAAAGCGATTGGCGAAAGTACCGATAGAAAACAACGTGAAAC